AATAGCCCTACCACCCATGCATGTGATCCCAAAGATAATGCAGTCCTCAACTTCTCCGTGATGTTTTTTACAGTCATATAAATACTCTCTCCTTATTTGTGCGTAGGTTGCTGGTATGTTTGCATTTAAGTAAGCCATTCTTCGACACTATCATCAAAATCTCTGTAGTCTACTGTAATTTCGTCACCCATTTTAATGTTTTTTAATGCTATGCCATCATCATCTACACTAGGATTTATACTGTGATTTAAATATTTTTCGTTATCTATACCCATTACATATTCATTTTTTTTATCTTCATAAGCATGTGTTTCAATAAAATTAGCTAAAGCTAAAGGCATTTTTGGCATGTTTGTTGTATCAAATCTTAACTCAAATTCAGGCCTAGATTCTTTTATTTTTTGTCCTTTCATAACATTTTCTTTTGAAAATACTCCAACACCTTGTATTTTACTTTTGTCTAAGTATGTATTTATTAAAAACATTATGCTTTTATTTCTCCCCAACTATTTCCATGTTCATAATCAACTTTATTGGGAACTTTTAATGTAACAGCTTTTTCCATTATTTCAATTATTTGCTCGGCTTGTTTTTTGTCTACAACAGAAATATCTAATTCATCATGTATTTGTATGTGTGGCACAATACCCTCTTTGTATAAATCTAGCATAGCTTTTTTTGTCATGTCTGCTGCGGACCCTTGTATTAATTTATTTAACGCTTTGTAAGTATACGCCCTTCTAACTTTTGGTCTAATATTACTTTTAATTTGTTCTAATGTAATTTCGCCCATTTCAAGTTTATATTTTTGTCTTTCCTTTTCGTCTTCAAATTGTTTAATCATAGATTTTTCTATGGCTTCCGCTTTAGTCATTGGAGGACTAAGAACCCCAGGAGTGTATTCATTTAATTCCCATTTATCAAATCTACACCTTCGTTTTAACAAAGTAGTAATATAACCAGAAGCTGCTGAGTCTTTCGCAGTGTTGCTCATTAGATTTTTAACAAAGGGAACATGGTCGTGGTATTTATTAAATAATGTTTCAGCTTCATCTTTAGTTACACCTAATTCAGCCTGTAGTTTTGCTTTACCCATACCATAAAATAATCCAAGATTAATAGTTTTAGCTTGCGTTCTAGAAATATCTGCCATGTCTGCTACAGTTTGGTGAAAATCAAATGGTTTTCCTGCATCCTCATCAAAATTATGAAACGCATCAACAATGTTTTTCACTTCTTTTGAATTACGAAGACCTTGACTTGAAGCCGCATAGTGTACAACTAATCTTGGTTCTTGTTGTGAGTAATCAAAACAACCCCACGTATGATTTTCTTCTGGAATAAATAAGGATCTAATCATAGGTCCTATCTGCTTGTTTCTTGCTGGAATCTGTTGAAGATTAGGGTTAGAGTATGAAAATCTACCTGTTACAGTGCCTCCACCCTCACCTCTAATGGGGTTAATATCAGCATGTATTCTACCTTTATATTCATGTTTAATAATTGTATCGATAAATGTTGTATGCGACTTGTTAATTTCTCTAGCTTTTGCTATACATTGAACCATAGGATGTTCATGAGTAGAAAGAAAATTTTTAGTAAAGGATGGTGCTTGTGTTTTTAAAGTACGTTCATATTTTAATCCAAGTTTATCAAAAACTTTGGCAATCGATCGTGCTGCCCATATTTGAGGTTCTATTCCTGTTTCTTTTTTTATTTTTAGGAGTAATATTTCTTCTTCTGATGCTAGCTGTTTCTTTATTGTATGAGCTTTTTGAACGTCCACTCGAACGCCCTTAACTTTCATATCTATTAAACATGGGAATAACTGTGTCTCAAGATCAAACACTTGTGTAAGGTCTTGTTTTTTTATTTCTTTAGATAACTTTTTAAATAATTTTAAAGTTAATTCAGCATCTTGTTCTGCATAAGAACCAACGTCCATATCAGGTAGTTTCCACATCTCAGCTTTAGGATCTACTCCAGCTTTATGTGCAGCGTCTCTTAATGCTGTTTCATCTTTAACTTCACCTAAATATTCATAAGAAGCGCTATTTAAAGAATAAGAAAATTTATTTTCATCAACCAATGCAGCCATAACCATTGTATCTATAATGTGTCCATTAAATTTAACTCCATATGCTCGTAACCAACAGACATCATACATAGCGTTGTGAAATATTTTAGGAACAGGCAATGCACAAACATCTTTAATCCAACTCATAACACTAAGTTCGTCCCAATGATTTTGTTTTAAATGTCCAAAAGAATAATATCCAGACCATCCTTCTACAGCTACAGCTATTCCTACAATTTCACCCTCTCCAATTAATGCGCCAGAGCCTCGTGTTTTTAACGTTGGGTCTCTAGTTTCTAAGTCAATTGCTATGTACTTGTGATCTTTTAAATCTGGAAAAGAAGTAGGACTGTTCCATTCTGTTTGAGCTTTTGGCATTATAAAATCAATGCTCCTAATATAATGCCAGTTGCAAAACATATTTTACGAGAGTGGTCTATCCACAATATCTCTAATTTAAATCTTAATTCATTAATCATTTGTAATCCCTTTCAATTATCATTTCTATAAAGTGTATTGCTTTTTCAAGATCTTGTTTCTTTCCTTTGTCTCTATGTCTTATGATGTACTTTATAGCACACCCTTCCGGGTAAAGCAATTCGTTCTCTATTACAAACTTGCTTGGCTGTATTTTATATTTTTGGTAATGGTTTCCACCTATTTGTTTGTCATATGTTTTCATATTACTCCTCCTATAAATATTCTATTTGCAAAATAAAAAGTTAACATTAATAAAAAAAATAAATCCGCTGCTGCTGGGTTCATACTATGGGTTCTCCTATTGTGTAATAATAATCGGACGTAGGCTGCATCAGATATAAATTTTCTTTTGCTCTAGTTGTGCCTACAAAAAATAACCTATGTTCTGGATCAGGATCTTCATATGCACCACGATATATAAATTCGTCTTGTCCTTCTGTGCCATAGTCTGGAAACAAACAAACGTTTTCGCATTCTTTACCTTTAGATCCATGTAATGTAAGTAGTTCTATATTTGGTTTCTTCATTAAATCATCACCACGTTCTAGCAAGGTTTGCATGTATTCTTTATACTGCTCTGGTATATTTAATTGTTGCCAATCACCTTCTATTAATAAACCATGGTTTTGTTTTAATTTAATTAGATCAACACTTTTTTCATTCTGTAAACTTTTACCATCAGAAAAACCTCTCGCTACATGCCCCTTCTTAACCAGTAAATATTGATAGACTGTTTGTGCCTCTTCTCCAGATACAAATGCTCCTTGATTTAACCTCACCCAAACTTGGTATGCTTCAACAACAGAGTTAGGTAGTCTAGTATTTGTTTTAGATTTAAATCTAATACCTAAAGAATAAAAATGCTCTGATATATTTATAAGAAGTTTATTTGTCCTAGCTAATATCATCCAATTACCTGCAGAAAAATCAATCTCATCTAATGTATAATTTTTATAAACATTACCTTCTGCATCTCTTGGTACCCATTTCTTATCTATCCTAGTAGTTAATTGATTTAATATTTTGATTGCTTCTTGATGCACGCTTCTAGGTACTCGACGAGATATTTCTTGGTCATCTCTCTCACCTTCTTGTGCCATAAAACAATTAGCATCAGCACCTTGAAACCCATAGATAGTTTGGTCATCATCACCTGCCATGTAGGCTCGTTGACATTTTGATTTTATGTAATCAAAACATTTCCATTGATGTGCACTAAGGTCTTGGGCTTCATCGAGGAAGATGACATCGAGTGGAGGACATCGATCTTCCTCAACAAACTTGTTAATCATATCATAGAACTCAACCATATTGGTCCCTTCTTTGAATGATTTTAAATCTGTTTCTAATTGTATTGTAGAATCAACGTCTATGTCATGGTGTTTCTGTAACTCTACAGCAGCATCTTCAATAGATATTAATTTAGATCTTGAGTATTGTATAATTTGTAAATGTGTATTTTGATATCTAGGGTTACCTGATGCATCAATTGTAGTTTCAAAAGATGTGTTTTGCCATTCTAGATACTGTTGTTTAAATCTATTCCATTTTTTACCAGTTAATAATTGAGTATTGGCATCG